ATGGCAAAACAAAACGACCACGGCTTAATCTTTGAGGGCAACGTCAAGGTACGCAACCTCAATCAAAAAGGCTCGGGCTTTATCGACATCGGCAACACCACCGCCCTGACCACGCAAACCAGCGTGGAAACCAAAGAGCGCGTGTCCAAGCAAAAAGGCACTTACGGCAGCGCACTCGACAGCCTGAAAACCGTCAAGCCTACCGAAATCGGCCTGAAGCTCGACACTTTCGACAAAGACAACCTTGCGCTTGCCCTGATGGGCGAAGCCGCCGTCATCGCGGCTACGGCGCAGACCGTTACGGGCGAGACCGTGACCATCGGCAAAAAAGGCATGGCGTACAAACTGGCAAACGGCAACATCGACCCGGCTACCGTCAAAGTCAAAAACAAGTCAAACGTCAATGTTGATGCCAAGCATTTGGACATCAATGCCACCTTGGGCATGATTACCATCCTGCCGGTCGCAGATACCGTCAACGACGGCGAAAACATCACCGTCGAATACAAAACCCGCGATTCTGGCGGCTACAAAGTCTCTGCTGCGACCTTGTCCCGATTGGATTTGGAAATCTACGTTGACGGCCGCAACCGCGTTACCGGCGAGACCGGCATCCTGCATATCCCCCATGCCGTACTGGCGGCGGACGGCAGTATCGACTGGTTCGGCGACGACTTCAACGAAGCCGAATTCAAAGGCACGGCGGTGTTGGCTTCGGGCGAGACCTCGACCTATTCCTTCACGTCGTATAACAACTAAGATTCGGTAATAAATAAAGGCCGTCTGAAACTGGCTTCTGCGTCTAGGCGCAGCGGCGGCAGGTTTCAGACGGCCTTTTTTAAAGTGGTTTTAAAACAGGATTAAATCATGGCGAATATTCAGGCAGGTTTAGAGATTAAAGCGGGCGTGTCCGGTGTTGAAAACATCGACGCGCTGGCGCAGTCCATCGAGGCGGCGGGCATCGATACGGGCAAGCTGGCGGAAGAAGCGAAAGAACTGGGCGCGACGCTGGCGAAGGCCCAAGCCCAGCAGGCGGCGATTGCGGAATATAAGGCTTTGTCGGCAGAATTGGACAATACCGCCAAAGAAATGCGCGCCTTGGACGAGCTGACCGCGACGCTTGAGAAATCCATGCGCGGCGGCGGTACGCAGCAACAGCAAGCCGATTTGGCGAAACTGCGCGCCGAATCCGAGCGGCTGGCAAAAAGCGAAACCGAACTGACGGGCAAACTGTATGCCGCCCGCGATGCGATGGCAGTGTCGGGCGTGTCCGTCAAAAACCTTGCCGCCGAAGAAGCGCGCCTGTCGTCCGAATCCGCCGCCGCAACGGCACAACTCGACCGCTTGACTGCCGAGGCGCAAACCCTAAAAGCCATCGCCGATGCCAAAATCCAGCTCGGCATCGATACCGACGACAAGGCACGGCAGGAAATCCAAAAGACCAAAGACGCCTACGAATTGCTTAAAAACAGCGGCACGCTCTCGCATGAGGAGCTGGCGCGGGCGGCGCAGTTGCAAGAAGGCAAGGTGCGCGAACTCGAAGCCAGCCTGAAAGGCGTGAAGCCGTCTATTTCCGAAATTGCCTCTGAAGTCCAAGGTTTGGTCGGTAAGGCAGGCGGCTTGGCATTTGCCACCCGCGAGGCAATGAAGTTTGAAACCGCGATGGCGGGCGTGAAGAAAGTCGCCGACGGCACAGACGAACAATACGCCAACCTTGCCGACGAGCTGAAAAAGATGGGCGCGGAACTGGGTATTTCCGCCGCCGAAATGGCGGATCTTGCCGCTGCCGGCGGACAACTAGGCATCCCGATTGAGAAGTTGTCGGAATTTACCGCCATTGCGTCCAAGATGTCGGTTGCCTTCGGCATGACCGCTGAAGAGGCAGGCAATGCCGCCGCGACGATTGCCAACGTATTCCAGCTCCCAATCGGCGAAGTGGAAAAACTCGGCGATGCCATCAACGTTTTGGGCAACAATACCGCCGCGCGTGAAAAAGACATTGTTGCGGCGATGGCGCGTATCGGTGGTACGGCCAAGCAGTTCGGCTTGGCTGCCGACGAGGCCGCTGCGCTTGCCGATGCATTTATAGCATTGGGCAAACCGCCCGAAGTGGCGGCTACCGCTATCAACGCCATGCTGCAAAAACTGCAAACCGCGCAAAGCCAGGGCAAAGGCTTTCAGACGGCCTTGGAAGGTATCGGTACGTCCGCCGACGAGATGGCGGCAAACATCGCCGCTAATCCTCAGCAGGCCTTGACCGAGTTACTGCATAAACTCGAAGGCTTGGACAAACAAAGCCGCGCCCTGACGCTCTCGCAACTCTTCGGCACTGAGTACAGCGACGACATCGCGCTTCTGGTCGGTTCGCTCGGAGAATACGAAAAGGCTTTGGGCTTGGTCGCCGACAAGGGACAAGTCGTCGGCGCGATGCAAAAAGAAGTCGCCAATGCCATGTCCACCAGCGAGGCGCAAATCAACAAAGCCAAGCAGGAAATCATCAACGTTGCCATCGAGGTAGGCGAAAAGCTGTTGCCTTTGGTGTCTTTGTTGGCGAGTACGGTAGGCGGCGTTGCCAATGCAGTCGGCGCGATTACGGAAGAGTTCCCCGTTTTGACGCAGCTTGCGGCATTGTTTGCGGCGGGTGCGGTTGCCGTCAAGGCTTATGAAGCGGCTGTCCGCCTGACGGGCGGCGCGGCATCGGCATCGTTTGCAACCCAGCGCGTCAGTATCGAAGCAACCAAGGCATCTATCCTGTCAACTACTGCCGCAGCGCGCGAACTGGGCATTGCGCTCAAATCAGCCGCCGCCGGTAATGGTTTCGGTAATGGGGCTGCTGCTGCGGGAGCGTTGGCGCAAAACCTCAAAACAGCGGCATCCAATGCCGGGCTTCTGTTTGCGGCGTTTGAAGTTGGACGCGGTGTGGGCAGTTGGCTGCGCGAAAACACTGATTTGGCAAAAATTTTCGGCGACAACCTCGCCCGTATCCCTGCCATCATAGACAGCCTGTTTACCACGGGCGGTCTGGACAAATACCGCGAACATTTCAAAACCGAAGCGCAAATCAAACGTGAACTGGCGGAAGCGGATAAAAAGGCGCAAGAAGCCGCCGAAAAAGCCGCGGCCGCCAAGAAAAAGGCAGCCGAAGAGGAAGCTGCCGCCATCAAAGCCCTGCAAGCCGAATATCGTGCTTCCGCCGCCGAACAGGCTGCGTTGGAGCGCAGTATGGCTGCATTGCGTGCCGACGGTCGAGAAACCAGCGACTTTTACAGCGAGCTGGCAATCAAGTTGGAAAACGTGCGCACCAAAACCGCCGACCTGAAAGCCGAGCTTGACAAGAAAAACATCAAAATCAGCGCGGACACGGGCGAACTTGCCGAAGCGCAAAAAGCCCTTGAATCCTTGGGGCTGACGGCTGAAGAAGTCACCACCGGTCTGAGTAAGAAAGCGGCGGAAGGTATTGCCAACTTTTCCATCGCTGCCAATAAGTTTGGCAACGATGCCGAGCAGATGTCCCGTGTATTTCAGGCGGCGTTAAAGCAGATGGACAGCCCTGAAGCGGTCGAAAAATTGAAAGCTGCCTTGGAAGACGCGGGCAAACAAGCGGGTATGACCGCCGAGGAGATTAAAAAAATCGGCGACGCCGCCCCTGTCGCGTCCGATAAGGTTGCCGACGCATTCGCCAAAATCGGCGTGGACAGCAAAGCCGTGATGACCGGCATCAGCAGTGATGCGCGGCAGGCATTTGCTGCTTTTCAGACGGCCTCTGCCGAAGCGTCGGCCGCCGGTCAAAAAGATGCCAAGCTGATGCAGGCAGCCTTTGAGCAGATGATGGGCAAACTCAAAAGTAAGGAGGAGTTCGCCGAGTTTCAACGCCAGCTCAAAGCCAGCGGCGATGCGGCACTTTTGACACAGGAGCAGCTTGCACGCTTGGGCGACGCGGCGTCAGGCGGCGCAGAAAAAGCCAAAGCCGCCTATCAAGGGCTGAACGATACTGCCGCGCAGGCGGGGGAATCCGCTAAAAACGCCCACAACAAAGGCACCGACTACGGCTACCGGCTCAGTCAGACAGGTGGCTACGTCAAGTTCAACAACGAACAGCTTGAATTGATGAACCAAAAATTCAGGGGCGTCAAAATCGGCATGGAGGCGACGCTGCAAATCGGGCGCATGAAGGACTACACCCAGCAGATTTACCTCGCCAACTCCGCCATGCAGCGGTTGAGCGACGCAACGGCGCAGGGTGCGTTGACGCAGGGCGTGTTGAACGATGCAGCTAGTGCGGCTGCGGCGGGCGCCGGCAAGCGGGGGGATACTGAGGTGACCCAGTTCCCCAAATCGGTTGCCGACGCGCAACGTCGTCTGAACGCGCTGCGCCAAGAGGCAAGCGACGCAACCCGCGCCCTTGAGGCAGAGCTTGCCGAACTCAACGGCAACGCCGAAGCGGGCTACGCTTTGCAGCAGGAGAAAAAGCTGCGCGAGCTGAATCAGAAACTGGCAAACGCCAAGCAACTGGGACAGGGAGACATCGCCCGCGAATACCAGCGTCAAATCGAGCTGCAACAGCAGATCTACGACCGCCAGCGCAACAAACGTGCCGAATCTGCCGCCCAAGACCACGCCCACAGCCAAAACACGGCAAGCGGAAGCAACAATGTGGCACGCCAGTTGCAGCAAATCGGCAATCCGCAGGTCAACATCAATACTGACGAGCTTAACCGCCTTTTGGCGCAACGCGACGAAGCAGTCGCCAATAAGGCAGTCGGCAGCCTGATGACGCAACTGGAAAACTCGTTCAAGCGGACGAGTTAATTCAAGCGGCAAATACAAACCCGACTGCAATCATGCCAAGCCCCGATTTTCGGGGCTTTTGCTTTAATGGGGTTTTATATTTAGGCAAAGGTCGTCTGAAATGGCCGATTGGATTTTAAAGCGCAAAGACACCGGCGCAAGCGTCCGCCTGCCGCAGGATATGCGATGGGAAGATGAATTTAGTTGGAACAAGGTGGCACAGGCTGCGCCGCAGCGTACCTTGTCGGGCGGTTTGGTAATCCAGCAGGGAATCAAGGCAAACGGCCGCCCGATTACGTTGTCGGGCGATTGGGTATGGCTGGACTTGGGGTCTTTGCGCACTTTACGAGACTGGACGGACGTCCCCGAATTGGAAATGACGCTGACGCATTATGACGGACGAGAGTTTAATGTCGTTTGGCGCACGCATGACGCGGCTTTGGGCAGCGTCGAGCCGGTGCGTTATTCAACACCGGAGGCGGACAGCGAACGATACACCGCCAAGCTCTGCCTGATGACGTTTTAAGGTCGTCTGAAAACAGGTTTAAACAGGATTTAAAAAGGTTTCAAAAATGGAAAAAACAACGCGCCTGACGCAGCAGGATTTGCAGATTTACCCAAGCCAGCGCATGACCGATACGCCTGACGGCGGCGGTTTGATGGTCGGTCAGCCGCTGACCGGCGAGGATAACGAGATTTTCCCACCTATTTCCGACGTTGACCGCACGATGGGCAGCCTGGATGCGCGTCTGCTATACCCTGCCGTCTTGCGCAACGATTCCGAGCCGCTTTACGGCGGTCATTTCGTCATTACCGAGCCGCCGACCTCTGAAAACGTGTCTTTTTTGGCGTTTAAAGCGCGCAACTACGGCGAGAGCCGCGCGGATATTATGCCGCGTATTGAAGCGTATTCGGTGCCGACAGTGGAAAGCCGTATGACGTTATTGGGCCGCCATTTGGCTGGCGTGCGCCTTGTGCAGGCATATCAGCGCGAAGAAGCTCCGTTGCCGAAGGTTGGCGAGCGTTATTGCCTGCAGTATGAGGAAAAAACCAAAGATGTGACGCGCCGTATCACGGAGTATTTCCGCATTATCAACATCGAAGACGAAGTGCGCATTTTTGAGATTCCGAAATCAAACGGTGAGGTCGAGGAAGTGCCGCGCCGTGTAGTCAAAATGGAAATCAGCAATCCGTTAACCCGAGATTTTGACGGTGTCGATTATCCGGTCAAGGGTTATGCCGAGTCTAAAGTTAAGATTTTGGAAACCCAAGTTGCAGATTCCGCGGCTTACTATGGCGTAAAACCTGTATCAGACGGCCTTTCGGCAGGAGATGCCGCGCTGACGGTGTCAAGCATTTACGAAAAGCTTGTACCGACCTCGACAGTCGAGACTCCTTATGCGGATGAATACCCGGTTCCCGGGGAAGCATGGGTCGCCGCTGCGCCGGAAAAACAGCTTTTTGCAGGGCGTGTCGATAGTGGAACCTTAACTTTGCCTTCGGCTGTTTTACCCGGCAGCATCAAGGTTGGGAACTACACAGACAATGGCCTCGGTCAACTTAAAAGTGGCGACAATGTTGTCAATGCTGATTATGCCAATGGGCGTTTGAGTGGTTTGCCGTCAGGTTATTACACGGTAACTGCGGTTCCCGGTGCTAAATCGTCATCTGCCCGATATGCTTTTGCGGTGGAAATTAAAGAAACCAATCACGGTACATCATTTGCACCGCTCCTGAGGCCGGCTCCCGTGTTGGGCAGTCTGAAAGTGTCGTTTGTGGCTTTGGGCGTTTGGTATCTGCTCTCAGATTCGGGCGACGGTATATTGCGTGATGCGGCCGGGAAAGCTGTCGGCACAGTATCATCGGCGACGGGGTCGGTTGTGCTCAATTTACCTGTTCTGCCCGATATCGGTAGTAGGTTGGTATTTCAATGGGGTGCTGCTTCGGGTTTTGTGGCGTTTGACGGGGGCGCACTTGGTGGCGGCAATACCCCCAAACGTGCAGAGGGACAGTGTATCTATTCGTTGGGGCACGCTGTCAAGCCAGGGTCTCTGGTGCTGACTTGGCAAGATAAGGGCTCAAAAACAGCAAGAGACGACGGCAAAGGCAAATTGACTGGAGACGCTTCGGGCGATGTCAATTATTTGACCGGGGAGATAAAAATGCCCACATACATCAATTCAAATAACGTCAATTATGTCTGCACCGAGCCTGAGCGTATCCATGCGGTCATGGATAATGGCTTCTCAGTAATCGAGAGTGAGCATGAATGGGTGTTGAATTTCGGCGACAAGGTGCCTGATCTCCAGGCGATTTTAATTACGGCAGCAGGTCGTGTCGATGATGCGAAAGATTATTCTGTTTCAAACGGCTATGCCATTGATGCATTGAGGTAATGATGGGATTTTTTAAGAAGATGTTTGGCCGCAAACGTCGGGGTGACAGTGCAGTCAGCGTAGATAAAACAGCCGGTATCAATTTGACAGGAAGCGTATTACGCGTGCCGAAATCGGCATTTAATGTAACAGTTACGCCGTGGGGGCTGAAGGCCGAAACTGCGTTGGGGGCGACATGGCAGCACCAATATGGGCTTCAGACGACGGTAACCAAGAATTTAAAGCTTAAAGAATGGGTGGTTGATTATATCCTTGCTAATTCGGACCGCGGCCTTCGCCAGGGCAGTTTGAACGGCGGCCTGTCGTTCAACGTATTGCGCGATTTCGACCAAGGCAGTATTTGTGTATTTAATACCTGGTCATTTCATGACGGCAAGACAGTGTTTTTTGAACGAGGCGGCACGCTTTATAAAAACTGGGATGCAGAGCGCGGTATCGGCGAGGCGGTCGGAACATTGTCTGAAGAAGGCGAAGTATCTATCACGGACCGCAGTATCGGGTTTATCAACCTAAAAATAAACTCCGGGATTGTCCGTAAACCTCAAGTCAAGACATTCGGCTATGCAGGCCGCACACCTGCCGCGCCGGTCAAGCCTGAAAGCTTTACCGTTTACGCGGGCAATGGCGAAATTGTCGGCAGAAGCAACGCCGCCGGGGAAATTACCGGCGGCATTACGGGCAAAATCGACTACGAGACAGGTTTCTACGAAATTAAGCGCGATGAGGGTTTCTACCCCGAAGATTTACGCTACAACGCCGTGACACAAGACAACCTGCCTTTGGATTCGTCGATTATCGGCATTGATGCCGTGCGCCTGCCTGCCGACGGACGCGTCCCCGTGTTTAGGAAAGGCGATATGATCGTGATTTCAAACCGGCTCAAGCAGGATTTGGGCAGCGCGTTTACCGCCGCTCAAGAAATCACGCTCAACCGTCAAAACATCGACCGCCTCTGCTTGGTCGACAGCAAGGGCAAACACGTCCTCGCCGAAAAATACACGGCAGACCTCAAAGCGGGCAGCATTACTTTTGCCGAGCCGTTGGACTTGTCGCAATATACCCTGCCGCTGACTGCCGTTTGTGCATGGGAAGAAGAAAACCGTGTGACCGGCGTCGATATTTCAGGCCGTCTGAAACTCCAGTTTGCGATTGGGCGTAACTATCCGAAGGAGCATACATTTGTGTCCTCCGCCCTGATCGGCGGCGATTTGCTGGTGCGTGCTACCGAGCCGTTTTCGCAACAGGCATGGGACAATGTGTGGAGTGACGCGCAACGCGGGGAGCCTATTTTGGCGCGTGCCAATGTCAAAGACTACCCGATTAAGTTGGCCAGTAATGGCGCGATTACCGAGCGTTGGCTGATTAAATTCCTTACCGCAACCCAATTTGAGCTTTACGGCGAACGGCTGGGCTTGGTCGCCAAAAGCGATACCTTGACCGATCTTGCGCCGACCAATCCGGCAACCGGCAAGCCTTATTTCACGTTCAAGGCGGCCGCATTCGGCGGCGGCTGGTCGGTACAGAACTGTATCCGCTTCAACACCTACGGCACGCCGTTGCCCGTTTGGATTTTGCGCAGTGTCCAGCCTTCGCCGGACAAGCAAAACGGCCGCGATGGTTTTACCGCGTGTTTGCGCGGTAATACGGTCGCTGAGTAACTGGTGGAGCGGCAAAGGTCGTCTGAAGCTTGAAATCATGGTTTCAGACGACCTTTTATTACCGCTTGTTTATTTTTAATGCCGTTTAATTTAGAATATCAACGTCATTAACCAATAAGACAAAAGGGAAACTATGAATATTATTACTATTATTGTTATCGCAACCAGTATTTGGGTATTGATTGATGCCCAAACGATAGGCATTAAAAAGGGGCAGATTCAAGGGATAGGCAATATGGGGCCGATTAGCTGGTTTCTTGCCTGCTTGCTGATTTGGATTGTCGCCTTCCCATTTTATTTAGCTAAACGCGGTGAGTTTAAGCGGATTAATCGCAAATAATATACCTGACTGCAACAATGCCAAGCCCCGATTTTCGGGGCTTTTGTTTTAATGGGGTTTTAAATCATTGAAGTAAAAAGAAAGGCCGTCTGAAATGTTTGATACGCAACGTGTGCCGGTAAAGGTTTACCGCTGGGATGATGAGGGTGCGCCGCAGGTTGAGTCGGTGGCAGGCAGCATTAAAACGATTTTAAAAGCCTGCCTGGTTACCGGTTACGGCGAGGGTAATAATCGCAAGGACGGGCTGGGCTGGGAAATGGCGTTTGAAAAGACGCAGGAAGCCTGTTTCCGCAGTACGCACCCGAAGGCGACAAAGTGGTGGCTGGGGGTGGATGACTCAAAATATGGAGAACGTGCAAGATACGTTGATTTGTGCGGTCTTTTAGAGCCGACATCGGCAAAGACGGGGAAAGTCAAACAAAAGGTTGACAACAGAAGTGAGTTTTGCAATTTCATTTATAAAAAAGACTACAACAGTCGGGATAAAATCCAATGGGTTGTGGTTGGAAATGAGCGCGCATTTACTTTAATTATTTTATGGCAGGAGTATTGCTCATTTTTTATTTTTGGCAACTTCGCTAGTCTCGCCGTGGCTGACGCCGCGAATACTCTGCTTGGGTATGTATCAGATGTGGATGATAATTATATTTATAGAGATGGCGATGGAGTTGTTCTTTTTGTGATACCGATGCGTGATTATAAGGGAGATATCGCTTCTATTCTAAAATTTACCAGCAAAGCATATGCTAATTATGGTAGTTATCCTAATCCTATTACAGGTGGTTTCATAGCGGATGATATTTATATGAACGAAAGAATTGGTAATGACAGATATGCGCTTCGGGGATTGTTCCCCGGATTTATGAAAATTGGCGAAATCATGCCCGCAGCAGACGTTATTCCGATGGGAACGGTTTACGACAATTTAGACGATAGCGAAGACAGATTTATGTATATCAATACAATTGGCGGCGGCTCTTTTTTGGTAAACCTCACGGCCTGGGAGCTGTAAGCCATGCCGAATTATGTTTTCCGCAGTCGTCTTGCCGTTAAACGCGGCAAGCTGCGCGGCAAAATCGTCAACCGGATTGCGCGAAGCCGTGCTGTTAAGTCGCCGCACTGGAAATACGGCGGCCACGGCTATATTGCCGGCGAAGGTACGGGCATTGTTACGGTGGGCGGCCAGCCGGCTTCGCGCCGTATTTATCTGTTTGCCCGGCCTAATATGTACTGCATCGCCGATACTTGGAGCGCGGAAGACGGCAGCTACCGCTTCGACCGGCTTAAGGAAGACGAGGAGTATTTGATGGTGGCGACGGATTATAAAAAGCAATACGAGCCTGTTTCTTATGATTTTATTAAGCCTTATGTCGAGCGTGACGGCGGCGGTTGAGGCCGTCTGAAATGTCCGAAGACAAAATTTATGATGATTCGGCGCGTATCCCTTTGCCTTTCGGCTTGGCGATTGGCTCCCGTCCGTCGTCCAGGCTCTTGCCGTTGGCGTTCAGACGGCCTTCACGCCATGTTGAGGATGGCGGCGAGATTGTCCCTGATACGCCGCCTAAGCCTAATCCGTACCGCCCTCCGGATGGTTATGCGATTGTTTCGGGGGCGTGGGGCTTTGTGCAGCAGGCGGTGTCAACGCAGGCGGCGTGCGCGGCCGGTCGTTATGATTTGGGCGGCATGGCTGCCCAAGTATCGGGGGTAACGGCGGAGGCTGTCGGGGAGGCGGTTTGTTTTCAGACGGCCTTTTCGGATATGCCTGAATTGGAAAGCTGCCTACGTGAAACAGTCGGCTTGTCTGACGGGGTTGCCGGGTGTATGCAGGCGGTGCAGGTCGGAATGGATGGACTGGACGGCTGTCTGCATGATGCTTTCCTCGATGATTTGTTCTTAAGCGGCTGTAATGCGGACCGATCGTCGGCAAGTCTTGGCGAGGCTTTGGCGGCGTGTTCGGAGAGTGTGTTTTCCGATGACGCGCCGGTTGACGATTGTTTGGTATCGGAGGTGCGCGAGGCGGCGGTATTAGCACGCTGTGCGCATCCGCAAAGCCTTCCTGCTTTGGCTGTTCCTTGCGAGTATTATGAGATTCCGGTTGAGCCGGAGCCTGTGCCTGAAACTTATGTTTGCGGTATCCGCCCGCCTTCAAACCGGCTGAACCTGCGCTTTTACCGCAAAAAGGTTGCGCACGATGCTCGCCATATTCCGCTGCCGTTTGCCTGTTTTGATACGGTAAGCACTCCTGTTTTAAACGGATACATTATGAAAAACACCGTCAAAGCCACGGCGGACGGGCAGCCGATTGAGTTGTTTTCCGCCTCGTTTACCGCCGATACAGGCGGCTACTGCTGGCAAGGCAGTCTGACCGTTTCGCCTGAGGATTTCGCGAAAATCAATCCCGACGCACGCGCAAAGGGTGAGGAAGCGCAAATCGAGGTGCAAATCAATGCGGATACTTTTGTCATCATCGCGGAAGACTATAGCGACAACCGCCGCTTCGGGCAAAAGAGCTATACGGTAACCGGCCGCAGTGTTACTGCCCGTTTGGGTGCGGACTATGCGCCTAAAGGCCGCGGCACATACCGCAACCCTATCTACGCCCAACAAATCGCCACGGAGGTATTGAGACCGACGGGGGTGGGTTTGGACGGATGGACGATGGCGGATTGGCTGATTCCTGCCGATGTGTACGCATTGACGGACAAGACGCCTATGGCGGTATTGCAAGAGCTGGCGCAAGCGGCAGGCGGGTTTATTGAGAGCGACCGCGCCAAGCCTACCCTGAGATTTAAGCCGAAGTGGAAATCGGCGGCATGGGAGGTGGCGCAGGCTGCGGCAGACGTTACCGTGCCTGCCAGCGTAATTTTTGGCATCAGCGGGCAGCGCAGCGTGTCCGAGCGGGCAAACGGGATTTATGTGTGGCCGAGCCACAACAAGGGCAAGGGCGCGGATGTGTACCGCAACGGCAGCAACCGCGAGCCGCGAGCCTCCGCGCTGACCCATGCGCTTTATACCGATCAGCCTGTTTTGCTTGCTGCAGGCGTTGCCGCCTTGAGCGCGACGGGCGTACACAAGCGCGAGACCGTGTCTTTGCCTGTGTCAGACAAATACGCGATTCCGATGGCTAATTTGGGCGAGATTTGGCAAATCAGCGAGCCGTCGGGCAACTGGCAAGGCGTGGTCGTGGGCGTATCGGTCGAGGTCAAAATCGAAAACGACGCGCCTGTCGTTGCTCAAAATGTGAGCATCGACCGCTATTTGGACGAGTGATTAAAGCCGTTTTAAGACTGCTTTAAAGGTCGTCTGAAAGCCATGTTCAGACGACCTTTTATCTATTTGTTGGGAGTAACAAAATGACCAATCTGTATCAAAACCTGACGGCACTGCTCAACCGCGAGCAACGCGGTATCGCCAAAATAACAGGCGATTTGGGCGGCGGCTCATGGGCGGCACAAACGCAAAGCGGCGGGAATATCGTCTTGAGCGGTCAGGCTGCTTTGAATCAACGTGTTTTCTACGACATTCGCACCAACCACATCATCAGCCAAGCCCCCGATGCTGCCGTTTTGGAGTTGGGCGTGTAGTGTTGAGTGCAGGCTCGCCGCCTTGGCGGTGGGCAATAGGCTGAGATAATTTGTTTTATTTTGAGAGTGTTATGAGTACGGATATTCTGCGTTTCAAACAGGGCGAAACCGTCGAAATCAGCGTTATCTTCGATGTTTTGGACGACTTGGGTATTTCTGCTCTGACCGGCGTTACCGCTGCTGCCGAACTTCGGCGCAAATATACTAAGGAGACGGTCGCCCGCTTTCAGACGACCCTTTACCCCGAAATCCGTTTGGTGTTGTTGCGTTTGGATGCTGATGTGTGCCGAAGTTTGATGGAGGGGCATTACGTTTTTGATTTGCAGTTCATTCGCCGCTCTGACGGCTTGGTGCAATACAGCGGAGATATTCCGCTGGAGATTTTAAAGAGTACGAGCAATGTTGGGTAAGTTTCGAGTTTTTAGAGGTAATTTGGAAAATGCCGCGCATCGGTACGATGACGACTTGTATCGGACGTGGTTGATTCAGCCCGGAAATCAAGGCAAATCATTTGAAGATTTTACCCAATGGCTTGCCGACGTTAAAAGCGAGGATGCAGGCGAAGCCCCTGATTTCGTAGCAAGATTTATTTTAGCAACTTCATAAGGCAGGTAAAAAAAATGACATTGAGACAACGTATGGACGCGCTGGTGGACGCTATTGGCGCAAAATTCAAAGAGGTTATCGGTAAAATCGGCTCGACAGATATGCTGCAAACTACGGAGCGCGGGAGCGTGGTAGGTGCGGTAAACGAGTTGAAAAACCGTATTGACAACATTGGCAGCGGCAATAGCGGCGCAGCGATTGACGATACCGCGCCGGCGGCTGATAAGGCTTATTCCAGCCAGAAGGTTGATTCTCTGATTAATGCGGCAAAAACGGCTGTTAAATCAGAGATTTTAGACGGCGCGGACGCGGCATACGATACGCTGGCGGAAGTTGCCAAGTATATTGAGCAGGATAAAACCGGCGCGACCGCGCTTTCGGAAGCTGTTGCCAAACGCCTGCGTATCGATGAAACGCAAGTTTTGACACAGGCGCAAAAAACCGTGGTGGAAACCACGCTCAATCTTGGCGATACTGATACCGACTTCGTGGCTAAATTTAATCAGGCGTTGCAGTCATGACCTTGGTCGAGCGTTTTAAGCTGTTTGTCGATGCCGTTGCTGCCCAATTTAAAGCGCAAGAGGCGGAAATCAATAGATTAAGATCTGCGCAAGGCGGCGGTAAAAAAGAGTATCGGGAGATGTATGTCCCGCGATCGGAAATTAAATTTTCAGAAGGAAATAACAACAACAAGTGGATTACCATTCCATTTGCAGTTCCTTTTTCGGAGCGTCCGATGGTCAATGTTGTGCTGGATATACAAGACGTCACACCGAGAAACTCTTATGTGGGTAATATCACGACGGAAGGGTTCGATATAGGCATAAACTATGCGCCGTCACTCAAGGGCTTGTGGTATCAGGCTTGGATTATTGATAAATAGGCAAGAAAAAAGGTCGTCTGAATACCGGCGACCTCAATAGGGAGATTGAAAAAATAAAGTGGGACGGCGACGTAGCAGTGCAGCAACACTGCCACGCCAGCCAAGCAGATCGCACCTGCATTGACTTCTAAGGCCGCCTTAGTCTCGCGAGACCGAGGCATTCTATCTGATACAGGAGTGGATGCAAATGCAAATTTATCGGGAGTTGCGCTGCAAATTCTGCGGCAAATTACTGGCAAAAGGCAGCGGTTTCGTGCAAATAAAATGCACACGCTGCAAAAATATTAATTCTTTCAGTTGATTATAGAATTTAAGAATGCCGTTGAGCATCATATTAATCTGATTCAGAGCGTCGTCGAATGCCGATTTAGGAGTATATATGATGCAAAAACCGCAACAATCTTTACCCATCATTCCTTGGATGGGCGGGAAACGACGACTGGCAAAACACCTGTTGCCCATGTTCCCTGAGCATTCCTGCTATGTCGAGCTGTTTTCAGGCGGAGCGGCATTGTTCTTTCTTCGGGAAACACCCGCCAAAGTGGAAGTTTTAAACGATATCAACGGACAACTCGTCAACCTATCCCGCGTGGTACAGCACCATTTTGACGAGTTTGTCAGACAATTCGAGTGGACGCTAACCAGCCGAGAGACCTTTGCCAGCCTGCAAAGCACCCCGCCTGAATGTATGACCGACATTCAACGGGCTGCCCGGTTCTTTTATTTGCAGCACAATGCCTTCGGTGGCAAGACCGTCCATCAACATTTTGGCACGGCTACCACGTCAAAAGCGTGGGATGCGTCGCAGATTGAGGTTAAATTAACGGCTGCTAAAGACCGTTTAAAAGGCGTTTATATAGAGAATGAATCGTGGGAGCGTTGCTTCAAACGATATGACCGCGAACACACTTTCTTTTACGCTGATCCACCATACTGGCAGACCGCTGGCTACGATAGTGCTTTTGATTGGTCTCAATATGAGCTGCTGGCAAAGGCAATGGCGGAGAGCAAAGGTAAGGTCATGTTATCCATCAACGACCACCCAGATATACGGGCTTTGTTTAAAGACTTCCGTATTACTCAACTGGAGTTGGCTTATACCGTAGGCAGGGATAAGACGGGCAAAACCAGCGGGGAATTGGTTATTTGTAACTGGTAA